CTCCGCGAGTAGAAAGTTCATTTGAGGCAATTAAAAACAGATATTCTGGCAGCAAACTTCCTCCAAAGTTAAAAGAAGAATTTGCAATGTATGTTGATGGCTTGAAGTCAGACTTCAACGCTAATCAAGTGCTGTCAGGTAATCGTGCGCAAGCAATTAAACAAGACTTAGGCAATACGGCTAACGCTTACGCAACAGCGCAAGGATCAGAACGTTTGCTGGCTGATGCTTATCGAGATCTGCAAGGCTTGTACATGGGGCTGATGAAGAATCAAAACCCTAAGTATGCCAAAGAGTTAACTAAGGCTGATACAGCGTTTAAAGACTTTGTGCGCGTACAGACTGCAATGGCTAAAACTCGTGGCGATGAAGGTATATTTACCCCTGCGCAACTAGAAGCAGCGGTACGTCAATCAGATAAGTCTACACGCAAAGGCGCATTTGCTCGTGGTGCTGCTCCTATGCAGGATTTGTCAGGCACAGCTACTTCGGTGCTAGGCTCTAAAGTTCCTGATAGTGGCACTGCGGCTAGAGGGATGACGGGTGCTTTGCTTACTGGTGGCGCGTCTTATGTTGACCCTGTAGCTGGTGCGTTAACTGGTTTGCTTACTTTGCCTTATTACAAGTTGGGCGAAAAAGCTATGTTTTCACCTAGATCACAGTCTTTTTCTGAGGCTGTACAAAAAGCTAGAGCAGCGGCTCCATTTGCTGTGCCGGGATTACTCGGTTTGACCCAATAGGATAGATAATGGCAAAAACAAAGATTAGCGAGTTTAGCTCTACACCTGTAAACAATACAGATAATAAAAAAGATGAAATATTGACTCAGGAATATTTAAAATCAATATTAGATTACAACCTAGATACGGGCGTTTTTACTTGGAAAGTTAATAAAGCAAAAAGAATTAAAATTGGAGATATTGCTGGTTGGTTAAGTGATGGGTATAAAAAAATTGAAATAAATGACAAGCAATATACGGCTCATAGACTTGCCTGGTTATATGTTAATGGCGAAATGCCTAAAGATTTAATTGACCATATTGATAACGATAGATCAAATAACAAAATATCTAATTTAAGAGAATCAACTCATCAGACAAATAGTGAAAACTATAAAACACCAAAAACAAATAAATCAGGCGTTAAAAATGTTTCGTGGTACAAAAGTTTAAATAAATGGGTAGTGTCTATAAGCGTTAGAAAAACTAAGAAAACGATTGGTTATTTTGACGATTTAGAATTTGCTGAATTAGTTGCTATAGAAACTAGAAACAAATACAGAGGGGAGTTTGCAAATCATGGCTAAAAATAAAATTAGCGAATATTCATCCGTTGCTGCAAATAATGTTGACATCGCAGGCATTAACATTGCTGAGGGTTGCGCACCTAGTGGCATCAACAATGCTATTCGTGAGCTAATGGCACAGCTTAAAGACCAGCAAGCCGGTACAGACGGGGATAACTTTACGGTAGGCGGTGGCTTTACTTGTACTGGTGCTGCGGTATTTTCTAGTACGGTGGCTATTGCTGGAACTGCCACTGCCACGACTCCTAGCGTAAGCGATGACAGTACCAAAGTAGCAACTACAGCCTTTGTAAGGGATATTATTCCTTCAGGCGTAATTGTGATGTGGTCTGGTTCTATTGCATCTATTCCTACTGGTTGGCTGATTTGCGATGGCTCTAATAGCACACCTAATTTAAGAAATCGCTTTATTATTGGTGCTGGCAGTACCTATTCCGTTGCTGGAACTGGTGGTTCTGCTGATGCGATTGTTGTAAGCCATACGCACACTGCTACGGTTACTGACCCCGGTCACGCTCATACGTTTGTTTACGAGTCGGGGTTAGCGCAAAATGGTAGCGGTAGAAACGGGGTAGGTGGTACAGCTCCATTCTCAACTAATTCTCAAGTTACTGGCATTAGCGTATCCAATAGCACAACTGGTTCTAGCGGTACTAACGCTAACCTGCCTCCGTACTATGCCCTTGCTTATATTATGAAGGCTTAATCATGAAAGAACTGCCACTCACTGACGATCAGATTGAGGCAATAGCTGAGAGAGCCGCTGAGGTCGCATTTAAGAAGATCTACGAGGAAGTGGGTCGTTCTGTCGTTAAAAAGATATTCTGGATCGTGGGCGCTGGTGCATTAGGCTTGCTATTTTGGATGGCTGGCAACGGTTCTTTGCCTAAATGATCGAAGTTGCGGTAGCATTTGGCATTGCTAAAGCTGCCGTAGCTGGCGTTAAAGAAGCGATTGCACTAGGCCATGAAATACAAGACTGTTACAGAGACATTGCCTCATTCTTTGATGCTCAAGGCGAGATTGAAGCTGCTGTAGCAGAGCAAAAAATCACTAAAGCTGCACCTGAGAAAAGCTCTACTGCCGAAGCATTAGATGCTGTATTTGCTGCGAGACAGATGAAAAAGTTGGAGCAAGAGTTAAAAGAGATGTTGATCTATAACTCAGGCAATGAGTCTGGTCTTTACGAAGAAATGTGCGCTCGTAGGTCTGAGATCGTACAAGCCCGTAAGGATGCTATAGAAGATGCTGCAAGGGCTGAAAGGCTTCGTTTAGCTGCTATAGCCCGCAAGAAGCGAGAGCGCATAGAAAAGATACAAATGTGGCTAACTGTAGTTGTTGGCACTACTGTATCAGCCGCTATTATTTACGCAATTTGGTGGATGTTTAACTGGAAAGATCATTAATGCTTACTATATTCTCAACACTTGTTTCGTTCCTGATGGGCGGCTTGCCTAAGATTCTAGACTTCTTTCAAGACAAGTCTGATAAATCACATGAACTAAAGTTAGCTGCAATGCAAACAGAGCGCGAGATGCAATTGGCTGCTGCTGGCTTTGCTGCACAAACTCGCATTGAAGAAATTAAGTTTGATGAGATTAAGACGCAAACAGCATCCGATGAAAAGATAACTATTATCGGTGCGCAACAATCAGAGATGCAAGCTATCTATGCCCATGATGCTGCTATAGGTCAAGGCGCAAGCCAATGGATGATTAATTTGCGTACTAGTGTTCGTCCAGTTATTACTTACGGATTCTTTTTCTTGCTGGTTGGTATTGACGGTGTTCTTGCTTACAAAGGGCTTACTAGCGGCATTGATTTTAATGTTCTTGCTGATCAGCTTTGGGATAACGAAACACAAGCATTGTTTGCCAGCATAATCGCGTTTCATTTTGGCGGTCGGGCATTCGGTAAATGATTAGCCCTAAAGCGTTAAAAACCATAATTCACCATGAAGGCGTAAGGTACAAACCTTACCGCTGCCCTGCTGGCCTTTGGACTGTTTGCGTAGGTCACGTACTATACCCAGATCAAGCTAAATTGCCTATGGCTGAACGCTTAACCTATGAGTTAAAGAAACCAGATAACCGCATATGGTCTAAAGATGAAGTTAATGCATTACTTGAATTTGACCTTAAAAGGTTTGTGCGCGGCGTGGCAAGATATTGCCCTGCTCCTCTTACTCAAGGCCAGCTTGATGCACTTGTTAGCTTTAGCTTCAATGTAGGCTTAGGTACATTGCAGCGCAGTACATTGCGCCAGAAACACAACCGCGGCGACTTTGCTGGTGCTGCTGACGAGTTCTTAAAGTTTACAAAAGGTGGCGGTAAGGTTTTAAAAGGCTTGGTTAACCGAAGAAACGATGAGAGGGCAATGTACCTTGGCTAAGAAAATACCTGATGACTGTATGCCTAAATGCGCTTCGTGCGCTTTTTTCTTATGCGAACCAAAAGACGATTTAGGCATTTGTAGGCGCTATCCTCCCGTCACTGTTTACATTGGCAATGATGAATTTGATAGCAGCTTCCCAGTTATATTGCGCGAAGAATGGTGCGGCGAGTTTATTCGCAAAACTAATTAAGGTTATTTATGACAAAAGCTGCTTGCTCTGAAGAAGTATTTATTAGTTTGTGGCGTGAATTTGGCTCTGCATCACAAATAGCAAAAATCTTAAATGTAACTGAGCGCAAAGTAAATGAAAGGCGCAGGCGAGTGGAAGAAAAGCTTCATATTAAGCTAATGGGATTTTCACACAAAAGCCCTGATTTTCAGGTTACATTGCCTGCTAACGGGGTTAGAGTAAAAGTAGATATTGATGATGGGGTTATTCTTGTGGGCTCGGATGCGCATTACTGGCCGGGCATCATAAGCACTGCACATCGAGCGTTTGTAGTCGCAGTTAAAGAGTTAAATCCGAAAATGGTTATCATGAATGGCGATGCGTTTGATGGGGCTAATATCTCACGACATCCTCGCACTGGTTGGGAAGTTAGACCTAGTGTTAAGCAAGAACTAGAGGCTTGTAGAGACCGTATTAGCGAGATTGAAGCAGTAGCCAAAAACGCTAAATTGCACTGGACATGGGGAAATCACGATATCCGGTGGAATAGCAAACTATCCTCACAAGTATCAGAGTTTGAAGGCATTCACGGCATGAACCTAGCAGACCACTTCCCACGCTGGAAGTTTAGTACGTCTGTTATGGTTAACAATCACACACAGATTAAACATCGTAACTACAACGGGATCCATGCTGCTTACAATGCTACGTTGAAGTCAGGGATGTCGACAGTTAACGGGCATTTACATTCGCTCAAGGTTATGCCTTGGACTGACTTAACCGGCACTCGTTACGGCGTAGATACCGGCTCATTAGCTGATGTATGGGGTTCGCAATTTGAGTATACAGAGGACGGAACGCGAAACCATCGATCTGGCTTCGCTGTTCTTACATTTAGAGAAGGTAAGTTGCTTCCACCTGAATTAGTAGAAGTAATAGATGAGGATAAAGGTTTAATTTGCTTCAGAGGTCAGGTTGTTGAAGTTTAAACTTCTTTAACAAATACACCGTTAGCATTTAAAAACCCTTTTCTTTCTTTAATCTCCTCGTATGCTGACTTTAGGCAAAAAGATAAATCTAAATCTTCTAAAGCAGCTACGACGAGCAAGCAAACTAGTACATCTCCGAGGCCATCTACAATGCCTGCACGGTCTCGCTTTATGATTGCATCGGATAGCTCACCCATCTCGCTAAACGCTTTTAATAGCTGCGTTTTAGAATTTGAGTTAGCAATAATTCCGCGCTGCTCTGCCCATCGGATGACATCTAATTCAATTGCGCCGAAACTCATTTACATATCCTTTTTTTAACTTCACGCATATTTTCTTCAAATAACCAGCTACTGCATTGTTTATCTAAAGTAAAAGATAATTTATTTGCAGCAACTGCATCGTTATAGCCTCTATTGTAAGCAGCATCTATTTTGTTAATCATTACAAGGCCAATACCTATCAAAGGAAGTGTAATTGCAATTAACAAACTAACTGTTAGCAGAAAGGTTTTCATCCGAAAGCTCTTTAATTGTTGATATTGGCAAGCCAAACCGCTCGTGCAATTTAATCATAATTTCTGCTGATGGATACAATTTGCCGGTTCTAATCTTGCTGATAGTTCCTTTGCTAATGCAGGTATCTTCAGCAATAGCTGCATCATTCTTGTATCCATGATTTTTAATCAAATAATCTAGTAATTTCATGCTAATCCTTTATGAATACATCCAGTCCCGCAATTTTCCTGCTTTGTATCTTTCGGCGTTTCTTCTCCGAGTATTATTTTCTCTTTGCTCAACAGTAATTCTTGCGAATCTTTCATCATTAGTAGGCACAAGTTTCTTACCATCTATTTTTGCTCTTTGCTCCATGCAAGCCCCGTGAGCAAATTCGTACTTTCCTTTGCCTCTTGGTAGCTGACAGATTGGGCAAGGATTATGAATTGATTTAGCTTTCATATTGCTCCTATAGTTAGTGCAAGGTCACTAGGGCGAAGGGGAGACTATTCCCTAGCCCTTGCTGCCGGTGTTATAAAGCCACTACCGGCTTGGCTATTGGTGAGTTACTCGCTGCACTGTGCAAAATGCTTGAACTTAATCAGCTACACAGCATCTGCTTTTACTCGTAGATTAAAAAGGAATGCTATCGTTTAAATCATCGTGCGAAATTGCTGGCTGTGCTGCTTGTTTTGCTTCTTTAAGCTTAAACGAGCAAGACATAAACTTACCGTTTTTACCTTCTTTAAGCCATGCAGAAACGTAAATCTCATTGCCGTTCAAGTCTTTACCGTCACCCGAATAGTCTGGATGTGTATCTTTCAGCTTATTCTGATTCTTAAACAATGAGAATGTTCCTGCTTTTGCTTCGTATGCCATGATTTACCTTTATTTAGTGGTGAACTTCTTGATTGAACTACGCTGCTTGCTGTCTAACAAACTCCATAAGGCGGTTTTTTCATCCGCGCCTAATTCTGCTTCGTTAAGATATTGGACTGCTCCGGCTACATCATCTTTGTTGAGTAGCGAGATTACTTCCATGCCAATATCACGGATAATTTCCTGATCTTCCGGTGTCATCGATTGAAACACATCTACAGAGATAGGTTTAGCCGATACAGGGGCTAGTGGCTGGCTTGAATCAAGAGCATCATGCTCTACTATCTCCATTGCTGTTACGTACAAGTAGCGGCGGCTATACGTCTCTACAGCACCTAGATTCTGGATAGGGTGTGTTCCCTTTAAGTTAGCTTCAGCCATTGGGCTAGTAAAAGTAATAATGCCGCCATGCTCAAAATCAATGATTTGCAATGTAGCTAGTTCTTTAGTAAACGAAATCATCGAGCAAAGACCAAGCTCTGCAAATATCTTGTTTACTGTTGGAATAAAGTCGCCAAGCTCAAAGTATTGATAGCCAGCAAATTTGTTATGCCCTGACTTCTTAAGTGGTGCTGCTTGAAGCATCATTCTGGCTTGCTGTAACTTTGCGTAAACCGATAACTGATTGTTCATTATTTACCTTTATTTGAATTTCTTAGTGATGACGTTATGGAGTGCCCGAACCGACGATACAGCCTGTAACGCCTTATCTTTTGCTTGCTGCTTTCGTATACGCTCAAAAGTCTTTGCAAGGTTAGTTTTGCTGCTGTGTATGTACTTGAAGTTAGGATTAAGAATTGATTTTTCATCAGTCATAAAGCCTCTTATTGAATGTAAGAAACTACAAGATAACCTACTATCATCAACGCTGCAATGACTTTAGGATGCCGTGCAAGCCAATCATCAGTAGAAAACAATTTGCGCTCTAGGTTGTTCATTCTTCATTTTCCAATTCGTTAGCCAACTCGTGAACTTCTTTGCTGCTGATTCGTAGGGCATTCATTGCTAGTGCTATTGCTTCTGCTTGATGGTCTGTAAGGCTCCATTCTTCAAAAGCATCAACAACTAATCGTAATGCGTAAACCAATTCTGCTATTTCTTCGTTTTTCATTATTTCCCCCACAAACAAAAATCAAGTGCGCAATCGGTTTGGTAAAAGTTTTTATCGCCTGTGCCGTAAGGATCTGATTCCGACGATGAGTATTTGCAATCTCTGCAAGACTTAGGCTCGTCACCCGGTGCTATGCAGCTACCGCCACCAGACCGATGCGGGAATGCATATGCATTACAGTTACAAGCGGCTGGTTTGATTTTGATAATTTTCATTTTTATTTACCTTTATTTGCTGCCGATTAATGAATCTTACAGAACTACTTAGTTTTGTCAAAGAAAATAATTTCTATCGAAAAACCAATGCACATAGAAAAAATCAATCACACGAAACTTTTTATTTGTTATCCTAATTTCGTCGCAATCAACTGGGGAACAAAATGGATGCATACAAAAGAATTCTGATTCATCAAGCAATGCAGATGATACAAGAGCAGGACTTGCAGGGATGGACTGAACACCACGACGAGGTTATATTAGAAATCTTAAAGGAGAAGCTAAATGAAGGTATCTGAAGCAGTTGAAGATAAAAAGCCTTGGGTGAACACAAAAGATTTGGTGCAGCCTAGAACTCCACCTGAGTTTGTAGAGTTGCAGCGAAAATATCTACCGCCACTGGTATCGCCACGAGGTCAACCACTGCGGGAAATTTCATTCATCGGATTGGGAGCAAGCATTGTTGAGCCTAACAGATTCTAAAGAACCTACTTCTTTTCAATTTAAGCTGAAGTATTGCGCTGGCTGTAAACGGACTAGGTCAGTCGTGCAATTCAAAGGCACCGAGTTATGCAGGATTTGCCAGCTTAGAAAAGTTAAGATATAGTAGCTATGTGCTTGGCAGCGCATTTAACGAGTAAGCCTTAGATGGGACTCTGCTGGTTACTCACCAGTCTGCCAACGACCAAAAGTCGAGAGTCTCACCTAGGGCTTTTTTTATTGGAAAAGCAAAATGAGCAAAGTTCTTATTGATGAATATCCGTTAGTTTTTTCGCCAACTCTTGCAGCGCAATACGGTTTAAATGATGCAATAGTAATTCAGCAAATACACTATTGGTCAAAGAAAAATAAACCATCTCAAGATGGTTATGTTTGGGTATATCAAACCATTCCACAATGGCAGAAACAATTTCCTTTTTGGTCTGAAAGAACTATATTTTCAATACTAAAAAGGTTAAGAGATTCAGGTATTTTGTATGCAGAAAAGAAGGATGATAACCCATTAGTTCATACTCTTTACTATAGGCTTGATTACTCAAAATTTGCAGATTCAATATCGCAAGATTTGCAACCACCATCTCGCAAGACTTGCGAGAACACTATATATAAAGAGACTAACAAAGACTATATCGATAGCTTTGAAGTTTTCTACAAAGCATATCCAAACAAGAAGGCAAAAGGTAGCGCAGAAAAAGCATGGTTGAAAATAAAGCCTGATGAGAATTTATTTACAGACATTATGGAAGCCATTGCAAAACAAAAGCCTACATGGACTGACCCTAAATTTATTCCTCACCCTGCCACGTGGTTAAACAAAAGACGGTGGGAAGATGAGGTAGCTGAAAAACCTGTTGGAAAGCAGTTGAAGTATTGGGAGAAGGGCTATACGCCATGAGAGGGCATCTAGAACTGCTTAAAATGCGCCTAGAAGGCCTTAAACCACGTGGCCTATGGGTATGCTACGGTATCGACCATTCGAAGGGCTACGAGGCTTGGAGCAAGGCTGGTGATACTTGGCCTTATCCCGAGATAGAAATACAGCCGATAGAAAATCTTAATCAACTGGACTTGCGCTTTGCGATAGGCTTGACCGTTCACATAAGTAGCGAAGAACCGCTACCGAAACTTAAAAATATACATAACGCTTTTGTTCGCGCTCACGCTAAGTCAGTGTTTGTTGCAAGTAGAAGTTGTTTAATCATGCCGTCGGGGGAGGTTTTGGATGACTATGTTCCTGAGTGAGGATATTGATTTTAGTTCGTACCTGCGGGCTACAGATCATAGACAGAATGTAAAAGATGCATCGGTCTGGGTAGATGAGTTGGCAGACAACCTTGATAATCCTGTTATTGAGAAGTCAACTCCGATGGAGTGGGAAAGCACGAAGTCTTTTGCTTTTCGTCCGGGCGAAGTTACTGTTTGGGCTGGCTCTAACGGTGGCGGTAAGTCACTACTAACAGGACAAGTAGCACTAGGCTTGATTAAGCAGGGCGAGAAGGTTTGTGTTGCATCGTTTGAGATGAAGCCGAAAGTTAGTATTAAGCGGCTGGTACGGCAGTTTGCAGGTGAAGACATAGACCATCATGCTGAGATACAGGGCATTGAATACAAGCGGGCTTTGTACAATCGTTTTAAAGCGTTTGCTATGGGTAATCTGTGGTTTTACGATCAGCAAGGTACGGTAACAGCAGATCAGGTTATCTCTGTCGCTCGCTATTGCGCTGTAGAACTAGGTGTTACCCATGTGTTTATTGACTCGCTGATGAAGTGTGTATCTGGCGAGGACGACTACAACGGGCAGAAGCGTTTTGTAGACGAAATTACGGCACTGGCGCGAGACCACAATATTCATGTGCATCTTGTTCATCACATTCGCAAGCTGCAATCTTATGAGTTAATGCCAAACAAGTACGATCTGCGCGCATCAATCTCGATTACTGATCACGTTGATAACGTGTTTATTGTCTGGCGCAACAAAATGCAAGAGAATGAGATACAGAAGGGTGTAGAAACAGATAAGTCATCGCCTAAGATGA